TTCCACCGCTTTCGCGACAGCCGCAGTGGTGAGTTGGGGTTCGCGGCAGCTTTTTTGCTGCGCTTCATCTGACCGGCGCTCCGCGCGCAATAGGCATCGCCTTTCTTGGTGCCGGCCCGCACCCGCGGCCCGCCATCGCTAGCGCGCCCTGCTTGGCCGTAGCTAACCTTCTTGCCTGAGCTCGTCACTTTGACCTTGGCTTTGCCTCTTCTCGGGGACGGCATTACTTAGGTGGGTACACTGGTTTATTACGAGTAACCCTAATACCGCCAACCATAGCAGCGTTCCGATTTTTTGAATTTTTGTTTTTGGTTTTGAGTTTGTATCCACCGTGTTTTTTCATCTTTCATCTCCTAAAAAATCGATCCTAACAAATTTTTTTTTGATGCATAACGCATTAATTGTAACCAAATGGTTGACAGGCAATACGCTATGAGTAGAATAAACAGTGTTACAGAGTTACACGAAAAACAAAGGAGAGAGACAAATGGCATATGTAAATGCAGAGAAAAAAGCAGAGCTAGCACCGGCAATTAAAGCAGTGCTTAAAAAGTACGATATGAAAGGCACTATTAGCGTGGGCAACCACATGACGCTGATTGTAAAAATCAAATCTGGCGCAATCGATTTTGCACCTTTCTTGCGAGATTCTTGGGATTATCAGGTCAACGAATACCATATCGAAACCAACTACTACGGCGTGGCTCGCGATTTTCTATTAGAGCTCAAGGCCGCTATGCAGGGTGAAAAGTGGTTTTGTGAGGATGACGTTATGACTGATTATTTCCATCGGTCTCATTTCATCACGATCAATATAGGCAATTACAACAAGCCTTACGTGTTTAACAAAAAAGATGAGGCCGCGTAAGCGGCCAGGAGGAGCGAGCATGATTCATCAAACCTTTGAGCAACACATCAATCACGCACTTGAGTTTTTTGCTGATTACGGTTTTGAGATCGGGCAGAACAACTTGGCTCTTTTTCAGCCTCCATGCTGCCAATCGTGTGGCTGGGCTGAAGTTGCAACAAATGAGCTCCAATGCGGCGAAGCATTCGACAACATTGTTTTTTACCACGATCAAGACGCTGTTGATCTGCCAGCCGGCGAAGTATTTATAGCCTGGAGCGGCCACGGCAACAGCATCAAATCTTACTTTGAGAAATGCGATCTCAACGTTGAATGGAATGGCGATGACTCGCAGCGAATGAAGATTACCAGGAAAGGAGCGGCAGCATGATCTACGGATACACTAGAGTCTCGACAGAAGAGCAGGCCGACGGCACTTCGCTAGGTACGCAAGCAGAAATCATTGCCGGCAAATACGAGGTCGATGAGTGGTTAGAAGATGCCGGCGTAAGCGGCACAACTTACTTTTTCGATCGTCCTAGTATGCGTGGTGTGCAACTGGAGCCCGGCGACCAGATCGTTTGCTACGATCCGAGCCGATTCAGCCGCGATCATTTCCACGGCGAGCGAGCACTGCATCAACTCACTAAACTCGACGTACAGGTAACCTCGGTTCAGCTAGGTGATATGAACAAGACTAACGCTTGCCAGAGAGGCGCGAGCCGTGTGATGAGCGTGGTTGCTGACATTTATCGAGAAGAGCTGCTAGAGAAATGCGACATTGGCCGCAAGGCCAAAAAAGAACGCGGCGGCCATATCGGCGGATCCGCCCCTTGGGGCTATTGCGTAATCGGCGAGGGTCGCGAAGCCCGCCTTGAGCAACTGCCGATCCGGGCTCGGGCTGTCGCGACTATGGTTGCGATGAAGCATCAAGGTAAAAGCCTGCGCGCGATAGCGCATCAAGTTCAGTCGCTCTATGATCTGCCAACATCTCATATGGCAGTGAAGCGAGCACTTGATGGCCGAGGAAAATCCTTATAAAGAATTTCTGCTGCGCTATCGGAATGATCCGGTAGCGTTCGTAGAACACGTTTTAAAAGTTAAACCGCAGGCCTGGCAGGCCGAGCTGATGCAAGCCGTCTGCGACGGCGAGCGGAAGCTATCCATCCGATCGGGTCATGGCGTAGGCAAATCGACCGCAGCTTCTTGGTTGATGCTTTGGTTCCTGATTACTCGATACCCCGTCAAAATCGTTGTCACTGCACCCACATCGGCGCAATTGTTCGATGCGTTGTTCGCTGAAGTGAAGCGCTGGATCAACGAGCTACCGCTCGCCCTAAAAGACATCCTCGACGTTAAATCCGATCGCGTGAGCCACAAAGCTGCGCCAAGTGAGGCGTTCATCAGTTGTCGAACGAGTCGCGCAGAAACGCCAGAGGCGCTTCAGGGCGTGCATAGCGATAACGTGCTGCTCATTTGTGATGAGGCGAGTGGTATTCCTGAACAGGTGTTTGAGGCTGCCGCGGGCTCGATGTCCGGGCATAACGCCAGCACGATATTGTTAGGCAACCCAACTCGATCGAGCGGATTCTTTTTCGATACGCATCATCGCCAGGCAGGCGAGTGGTGGACCCGCAAAGTGAGCTGCGTCGATAGCGGACTCGTCTCTGATGAATACGTCAGCGAGATGAAGGTCAGGTACGGCGAAGAGAGCAATGCTTACAGAGTCCGCGTGTTAGGCGATTTTCCTGCGCGAGATGACGATACCGTGATCCCACTAGAGCTCGTTGAGAGCGCCCAGAGGCGCGACGTTGAGGTGACAGAGGATGAGCCGATCATCTGGGGATTGGACGTGGCGCGCTTTGGCAGTGCGGCTAGCGTGTTATGTAAGCGACAAGGCCGCAAGATCCTAGCAATGGAGACCTGGCGCGGGCTGGACCTGATGCAATTGACCGGGGCGGTCGTTGCCGAGTACGAGGGTTGTTTGCCCAGGCAGCAACCTAGCATGATTTGCGTGGATTCGATCGGAGTGGGTGGTGGTGTGTGCGATCGATTGAGAGAGCTGCAATTGCCCGCTGTGGGCGTCAATACTGCTGAGAGCCCATCGCTAAGGGGTACGTATCTAAACCTCAGAGCAGAGCTTTGGTACAAGCTCAAAGCCTGGCTAGAGGCCAGGGATGTAAGTATGCCGGTCGATGATCATTTGCTGGCAGAACTCGTTGCGATCAAATACAAATTCACATCCAGCGGAAAGCTGCAAATCGAATCCAAAGCAGAAATGAGCAAGCGAGGTCTGGCGAGTCCCGACAGGGCGGATGCGGTTTGTCTAACCTTTGCGGTCGAGGCAGCCACGGTGATTCATGGCGGCGGGATGGCCAGCAATTGGTCGAAGCCGATAAGGCGCAACCTCGCCATGGTTTAGGGGTTATGCATCAAGTTTTTGCGGGGGACAATAAATGACCCCAAAAAAATGCGTGGTGTAAATGAAGCCTTATAAGAACGGCCCCCAGGGTCATAGAGATGCTGCCGCAACCATCGAAGCATTGATGACCCCCCAGAAAAAAAGCAAGCCTGCAAAGAAGCCAAAGAAGTAGATGGCTTTACTCGATTTTTTAAGGCAGCAAGCAGAGGAAGAACTCCGCAGGAAGCAAATGCAAATCCAGCAGGGCCAGGATGTTGCCTCCGCAGTAACCCCAACCCCGGCTCAAGCGGCTTACTTCAGCGGTCAAATGCTGCCCAGCGCTGCTACTCTTGATGCTGCCGGTCAAATGGCACCAATGCCCCCTAGCAATATAACTATGGAGCAATTGCCTAATTACATGCAAACCGCGCAACCCATGCCAAGCATGTCTCAAAATTTTGAGCAGGGTAATTTTGTGGACGTGGGGTTGCAGGGCTTAGGTTTGCTTGGTGATGGGCTGACCGCCGCCGGGCCACTTGCTGCTGTTGGTGTACCAATTAAAGCACTTTCCAAAACTGCGCAAGCAGTTCGTCAATCTAAGGACTTGGTCCCTGATGATGTACCTCGTTTGCAGTTCGAAGGGGATAGCGCCCCAGAGGCTCTCGCAGAGGGCACACAGCGAACCTTTAGCACGACCGGGAAGTATCGTGGCGCTCCAACGGGAATCAATTCCAAACAACGATTAGCGGCCATGCAAAGGCGCTTGCGAGATTACGCAGAGAAGGGCGCTGATTATAGGCGGTGGTATGAAGATACCAATGACTTCATGCAACAACAAACTGCTAGCAGGCCCGGCAGGCAGGACCAGTACGCAGCAACTGCTGCAATCACTAGCCAAGGAACGAGTGTTCCGGCTAACGCTACTATGGCAATGAAAGGCTACAACCAAGCAATCGTTGGAGACACAATTAATACTGGTCGATTCCCTAGCTCTATGGGGCCGTCAATCGACAAAATCTTTGAAGGTGTTTCTCCGCCGCTTGGTCCAAAAAGAGAGCCGTTTTACGAAGCGCTTAATCAAGAAGTGGGGAGAGCTCGTCAAACAAACGATATTCGCCAGGCTAGAGCTTTCGGTTATACGAACGCAGATGGGTCGAATTTTTCTGGTGGGTTGAGTGACGCTCAACATCGTTTTATGGATGAGGAAACGGCCAAGCTGGTTGACTGGGCTATCGAAAATAAAGTCGGCGGGGTTGATGATTGGAATGCCGATCGTGTCCAGGCCGCTATATGGATTGCGCAAAAAGCCGAAGAGGAAGGAACGACAATCGCTGAAGCGGGAAAAATGTTCCAGGACTTTACACCGCAAGCGATGATAAGAACAGAGGCTGCGCCTTCTGCCAGCTTGGGTCATCTTGGTGGATTGTTAGACCCGCAAAACAGGCAAGCACTAGATGAGTTTAGTGCGTTGCAAGATGAGGCAATGCAGACACCTGGTGGTTTAGATTTCATGACAGCTCAATCGGGAGCGATGACATCGCCAACATATGGAGCCCCTGGAGTTTATGAGGGAGCCAGCAATCCAAGTGTTGGTATTCCTGTTTCTGTAGGTAAGGCCTCTAGCGAAGTTGTTGACCCAGTGACGGGCAAAGGTATCGAAGCAAAAGTTATTGATCCAGCAAGCAGAAAATTGGTAGAAGCCTCAGCGGCAATGCAGGGTTTGCTAAGAGCTCAAGACACTGTTGGGTATACATCAATAACGAAAGCACCTAACGCATCGACAAGAAATGCGCTGCAAGTGAACCTCGGTCAAACCATAACCCCAGAACAAATTGTAAAACTTGAAAAAGCTATCAACGATGAATTTGGTGCTGGTTTATTGATACCTCTGCATTCCAGAGACGGAGTTTCGATTATAACTTTGGGCCCAGATGAGCTGGGTAAGTTAGTCGGAGATACAGCCCCCAAGAAAACACCGCAATGGCAAAAAAGGCTTTCCAAGGTTGTCAAAGACACGCTTGATCCTGCTAGCACTGAATGGGGACTAAACAGCGGAGATTTAGTAGGCGATACAACGAATTGGACCTACACCCCCAGCAGATACTTAGGACCGCTCGAAGAAGTTGGTGCAGAGATGCGCGGTTTACTGGACGCAGGCGCTAAAAAGATTTCGCCCAGATTAGAGCAGCTAGATGCTGAGTTAGTAAAAGATTTTCCGTCTGCCGGCGAGCGCAGCACGATTGTTACTCGTGTTCGGGCTGCTCTGGAGCGTGAGGGAATTGCAGGGGTTCGGAAACTTGTGGATAAGGGATTAGTCCCTGCTTTTGCTTTAGGCGTTCTTCTTGGCGGGCAAGCTCTTCCTGGAGCCACTGACCGTCAGCCGGCTCGTTCGCAAGGACTGCTCTGATGCGCGCAAACTTTTTCGGGATGTCAGCAATGCGCCGCCTACCTAAATCGGTTTCAGGATCAAAATACTGGGCTGGAGTGATCTTGCTCATACAAGGAATTATACATCATGAGTGAGACCTATTCCTACGGGCAAGAAACCACTGAAGAATTTGTCAGTGAAGAAGTGATCAGCGAAGAAGAGATTCAGTCAATCGTTACTGAGTCCATTGAAGACGCCGTTGATTTTATCGATAACACGATCAGCCCTGGCAGAGCTGAGGCAGCCGAATATTATAACGGCGAGCCTTTCGGCAATGAGCAGGACGGTCGATCAACTGCAATGACGATGGATGTCCGCGATACCGTGCAGGCTATGTTGCCTTCGCTTGTGCGTATCTTCACCGCGTCCGACCACGTTGTTGAGTATGCGCCGCAAGGTCCAGAAGATCTGGCTCTCGCGAGTCAGGCGACTGATTACGCAAACTACATCCTGCAACAAGATCAAGATCAATCGTATATCGAGATTCTTTATTCGGTATTTAAAGACGCACTCGTCAAGGGCAGTGGCTTCTTGAAGTATTACTGGGATGAGAGCGAAGAAGTTCAATCCTACAAATTAACAGGACTCGACGAGCAAGCGCTCGCTGCACTTAACAGCGACCCTAACGTCGATGTCACATCATTAGAAACTGCGAGCACCGACACGTTCGATTCGCCCGATGGCCAACAAGTCCAACTTTTTTCTGTCAGCGTTACGCATCGTCGCGCTAACGGCAAAGTGAAAGTAGCGGCGGTGCCTCCCGAAGAGATTCTTGTCAGTCGCCACGCTCGCTCCTTCACTGATGCGGATCTCGTCGCTCACCGCCGCTACGCTACTGTTAGCGAGCTCGTCGAAATGGGCTACGACTACGATGACATAATCGATTACGCGACTGAGGAAGAAGACTTTGATCTTTTCAATGTCGAGGCTCGGGAGCGTCAGCGCAGCCAAGAGACGCGGGATTATTCGGACCCTACTCGCAAGCGCGTGCTTTATGTCGAAGCCTACATGCGCATCGATATGGATGGAGACGGCATCGGTGAGCTGCGCAAGATTTGTTGCGCTGGACCAACCTACGAGGTTCAGAGAAACGATCCTTGCGACGATATTCCCTTTGCAATGTTCTGCCCAGATCCAGAGCCGCACGCTTTCTTTGGTTTAAGCATTGCCGACCTGACGATGGACATACAGCGCATTAAATCGGCTGTACTGCGAGCATCACTCGATAGCCTTGCCATGAGCACGCATCCGCGGGTTGGTGTTGTTGAAGGCCAGGCTAGCTTAGAAGACGTGATGAACGTCGAAGCAGGCGGCATTATACGAATGCGTCAGCCGGGTGCGGTTGTGCCTTTCACACTGCCATACGTGGGCGGTGATGCATTCGGCATGATGAACTATATGGATGAGATGCGTGAGAATCGCACCGGGATCAGCAAGGCCGCTGATGGCCTGGCGCCTGAAGCGCTGCAAAGCAGCACGCTTATGGCGGTCAATCAAACGATCCAAGCCGCACAGCAGCGCACTGAGATGATCGCTCGCTTGTTTGCAGAGAACGGCATGTCGCGACTCTTCAAAGGCATTCTTAAATTAATCGTTACCCACCAAGAGCGGCCAAGAATGATTCGGCTGCGCAACGAGTTTGTGCCAATCGCGCCTGATGCTTGGAACGCGCACATGGACGTAGTCGTCAACGTTAGCTTGGGCAAAGGTGGCGACCAAGAAAGATTGATGATGTTGCAACAGATAGCACAGAAGCAAGAGCAGTTGTTGCAGCAACTGGGCCCAGATAACCCCATCGTCAATGCGCAGAACTATTACGCGACCATGACGCAAATGTTAGAGCTCGCTGGCTTCAAAGATGTGAATCGATTCTTTACTGATCCGTCTCAGTACCAGCCACAGGAGCAGCAGCAGCAAGAACCGCCGCCTGATCCTAACGCGGCTTTGATTCAAGTACAGATGCAAAGCATCCAGGCTGATATTCAGAAGAAGCAAGCCGAGCTTGAACTAGAGCGCGAGAAGATGATCCGCGAAGACGATCGGCGCCGGGATAAAGACGAGGCAGACATTGCCTTGCGGGCAGCAGAGATAGCAGCGCGTTTTGGTGCCCAGGTTGATACAGCAGCAATCAGAGCCGGTTCTGAGCGGGACCGAGAAGCAATCAGACAACTAACGAGCGTGAGCAATGGCCAAAACGGAGCACCAGTATCTTGAGAATATCCAAAGGATGTTCGATGACCCTGACTTTGCAGAGATGTGCAGTCGGGTGAAGTTTGAAATTTTTGAAGCGTGGCAGCGTGAACGAAAGCCCGAGGCTCGGGAAAGACTTCACGCAAAAATGGAGGCATTGGACCAGGTTGTGAACACTATGCGTGCGGCAGCCGATTCGATTGTCTTCGAAAAAAATAGGAGCACCTAGTTTATGAGTGATAAAATGTATGATGCGGAAAATCCCACCAGTGGGCTTTTTCAAGCGAGAGACGCAATCGAAGATTTATTAGCCCCTGAAGAGGATAAGGCAGAAGAGATCGAAGAGGGCGTTGACCAGTCCGATGAGGGCGAGGTTGAGTTAGAAGCTGAGTACGAGGATTCCCAGGAGGAACTCGACTCAGAAGAAGACGATGCCGATCTGGATGATGATGAATACGACCCAGATGAGGAAGAGCAAGCAGCCGAGGCTTTTACCGTTAAGGTTAACGGAGAAGAAGTCGAGGTTCAGCTAGACGAACTCAAGAACGGCTACTCACGTCAAGCAGACTACACAAAGAAGTCGCAAGCATTAGCGGAAGAACGTAAATCGTTCGAGCAAGACCGCGATGCTGTACTCCTAGAGCGACAGCAATATGCGCAACTCCTTAGCGCACTGCAAATACAATTGAACAGTAGTGATGAGCAGGCTCCTGATTTTGATCGTCTTTACAACGAAGACCCAATTGAAGCAACCCGCTTAGAGCGCGAATGGAACAAACGTCAGCTTGCCAAGCAGGAACGCATGCAGGCGATACAACTGGAACAGCAGCGGGTAGCGCAGGCCAACCAGCAGTATCAAACGCAAGCAATGCAGCAAGTCCTGGCAGAAGAGGTCCATCGGCTTCCAGAGGTGATTCCCGAATGGCGGGATGAATCAACGGCAGCTACAGAACGAGAAGAGCTGCGTCAATATCTGTTAGATAACGGCGTTGCGGAAGAAGAGCTTCAATCACTCGTTCGCGCCAATCACATAAAGGTTTTGCGTAAGGCAATGCTTTACGACAAAGGCCAGTCGCGGATCAAGAAGGCTGCCAAGAAAGGCAACCGATCTGCAACCGTTAAGCCTGGAAGCAGGCAAGGCCAAGTGAAACCTCGTTCAAGGAAACTAAAAAGCGCTCGTCAACGTCTTGCAAATAGCGGTCGGCTGGAAGATGCAGCCGGCTTATTAGAATCTCTTTTATAGGTAATTAAACATGGCAATCGTTACAAACACTTTTACAAAATACAGCGCGGTGGGTATTCGCGAAGATCTGGCGAATGTGATTTTCAACATCTCTCCCCAGACCACTCCTTTCATTTCTAACATGACCAAAAAGAAGACTGTTAAGAACACCTTCTTTGAATGGCAGACGGACTCATTGGCCGCAGCCGCAGCTAACCACCACATCGATGGCGATGACCTGGCCAGCTTTACGGCAGTAACGCCTACGGTTCGTTTGGGCAACTACACGCAGATCTCTCGCAAAGACTTTGTCATTGCAGATAACTTGTCTGGCGCAATCGATGAAGCTGGTCGCCGGTCAGAAGTAGCTTACCAACTCGCTAAGAAAGGCGATGAGCTCAAGCGAGACATGGAGCACAACTTGTGCGGATTAAGCCATGCTGCTGTCGGCGGAAGCGCTTCTGTAGCTAGAAAGACTGCACCTTTAACTTCTTGGTTAACTTCAAACACTAGCAATGGCTCAAACGGTGCAGATCCGACTTTGTCAGGCGGTGTTGTTAATGCTGCGCCAACCGATGGCACGCAGCGCGCGATGACTGAAGCCATGCTGAAGTCTGTTGTTCAATCAATGTATTCCAATGGAGGTGATCCTAAATTTCTAATGGTCGGTCCTCACGTTAAGACTGTTGTATCAGGCTTTGCCGGTATTGCAGCTCAACGTTACCAGGCACCTGACGGCCCTACCACGATCATTGGTGCGGCTGACGTTTATGTGAGCGATTTCGGATCCATCTCTGTTGTCCCG